GCACCAGATCCCTGTGTGAGAATTACGGAATAAGGACCACTAGAACCTGAATCTGTTGTTGCGTTAATAATTATAAAAAACGCTGATGTTGTATTCGGAGCTACAGTTACCGTGTTGTTTGCACCAAGGGCTCCTGTGAACTTAATCACACGGTACATACCATCCTGAAGGTTTTCCGTACCTGATCCAGGAGAAGCTTCTCGAACAGTTAAGGTATGAGTGGACCCAGAAAGACCTACTGACTTATACGAAGCAATTCGATCTAGGATGTCTATGTTGTGGTTAGTGGTATCGCCCCAAGCTCCAGATTGTTCTCCAGAGCCTATCTTTTCAATACCAAAGCTAGTTGTATATGATGATGCCATTATTTTATTCCTATGCCGCTATCTTAGTCCAATTAGGTGCTTGTGTGTAGGTTATTGGGTTCCATCCAGCTATTTGACCCGGATTAATTTCTTCCCATATAAGAACCCGTCCTACAGCGGTTGCGGCCTCTACTCCTGTAACTGGGACCGTTATATCTATCTGTACGTTACCCGCCGTACTAACAGCAGAAACACCTGTAAGCGGGACGTTGGCTAAACCCGTTGCAACTGCTGTTCCTACAGCAGTAGCCGCAGAAACTCCCGTGACCGGAACCGTTATATCTACCTGCACACTACCTACAGCAGTAGCCGCAGAAACTCCCGTGACCGGAACCGTTATATCTACCTGTATGCTACCAACAGCGGTAGCCGCAGAAACTCCCGTGACCTCAACAGTAAACGGGGTGTTCCACGCACCTGTGTTCCAGGCACTTCTTCCCCATCCGCCAAGATTAGGGTTGTCAGCCATTAAGCAATCCTAATCAATGCGTTGTTAGCGTCATTTGCTGGCATGGTAATCGTAAAATCTCCTGCACTGGATGATTTGTCTGCTCCAAAGTTAATCACACAAACAGAAGGTTTGGCCGCGTGTGTGGTGTTTCCAGCCGTCCCTGCATTAGCTAAAGTGGAGTTGTATATCAAAGCACCACGAGCACTACTAATAGTAGCCGTTGAAAAAGTCACGTCGGCCATATCAATAAAAGCAGTTGGGACAGCACTACTATTATCCCCAAGACCAATCGTAGCACTCGAAATAGAACCACCGCCTGAAGTGTAGTTAGTTCCGCTCACTTCATTTCCCGTAGTAAATCCAGTGGTGTCTACCGAGATGGACGAACTATTTGTAAACATAGCCAGCTTAAAGGTGTCCGCTGCTATAGAACTACCGTCTCCACGAGAATGCGTTGTCCAAAAATGAATTCCTGCATTTATCTCTTTTTTGTACGTACCGCAAATACCAGATGTTCCTACAGCCATTACAGCCTCCTTATTATTTCTGCCATGTCTTCATGACCTTGTTGTTTCATCAAAGCCCAGATCGTCGTTCTCTCGCTTTGACACATCTTATTCATATAATATATCAATATTTCTTTCAAACTCTGTCTGTGAGCATAAGCCTGATCCCGTATGACGGGAGGAGCACTGTCCGAAACCATCATTATCTTGTTTAAAGCCATCTCCGCCACATCTTCGGGGGAGTGACCCCCATTGTTACTTGTGAATACTAAAGCGTTTCCCAGTTCACTTGAACTAACTGAACCAGACATTAAGCAACATCCCTTCGAACCCTATCATAACGATATTGATCCCTCGTCTGAAGACCCTCACCAAGGTTCTTTAACCATTGAAGAGATTCTTGGAATCTTCCGTTATATATCTGGAGAACATCAGCCTCACCTTTCATAAAGGTGTAGGCCTCTAAAAGACTTCCATACAGCAAAGCCAGTTCAGCATTATCACCTAACCAGGTTGTTCCGCTGGCAACCGTGGTTATAGAGTCTGGACGATAAAAATAATGTAACTCCATCGTAAAATTAGCATTTGGCGTAGGAGCTAACAGAAAAGTAGATTCGTCCCAATCGGCATAGTACTTAGGAACACCTGTAGTTGCAGGGTTAGGAGTGTAATCTTGCAGCATTGTCGCCTGTTTATATAAAAGAAACTCTTTGCTAGAAGAATTTATTACACTTAACGAATTCTGGGACAGAAAATCTGTGGGTTTTTGCAAGTAAGAATTTCCAGTAGAAGCTGTTCCTTGAGAAGACTTGCGAAACACGTCTAACTGGCATTCCTTTAAAATTCTTTCTTCGGCATTAAGAATAAAACGAGACAACTGATTAACAAAAGTTGTTTCCGTGTTTTGTGTGTAGTCCTGAATTGCTGTTTTTAGTGTGGTAAATGTATATGCCATATCAAAAACTCATTTCGTAATGTTAACAGGACCGGCACTAGAAAAAGAACCACCCCCTGCAACATTTCCTGTAGTGGCTGTTCCGCTGTTAGCCGTGAAGGAGTAAAAAATAGATTGAAAGTTTGTACGCAAATCGCCTTCAATAACTGTTATTGTATATCCAGAAGAAGATTCAATAACAGAATCTGTAAAACCGTCAAAATCTTTGACTTCTCTAAATCGAACCACGTCCCCAGTGCTACGACCATGACCAGGCTCATTAACTGTAATAGTAGCAGAACCACTTATGCCAGACCTAAAAGGATTAAACGGAAGTAAAACTTCTACGGGGGGCTCCGTCCTATCTGGCCTACTATTCTTAACCGCTTGAGGATCCGCCAAGACTCGACGAGGCTGTAATTGAGGCTGTTTTGATTCAAACTCATCCTTGCCCACAAAGAATCCATTCCATTCTTTAATCATGTTTTTTAACAGGTAGGCTCTTCCAGAACGATCTGAGATACCTAAAGCATGTTTTCCTGAAGCGTATCTGGGCATTAGGTTAGACTCAATGAAGAGTAGCTTGGAACTAGTCTAAGAGCTGTTCTTTCTCCATCCTCAGACGCGGCTCTTTGAAACTCTTCTTCATAAATATCTTTAAGAAGACCAATTCTATCGGGAGATTTTTTAAGAGCTATGTAATAGGCTAGTCCAGCGACCAAACAAGGTAAAAACCGAAAAGGTAAATCAGCAGTGTTAACACCAGCATCTGCATCCTCTATCCTACGAACCCTGTAGTAAATAAGTTCATCCGTAGAGTTCTGAGGAGAAGGCCAAAGAGTAACCGTAGGAGTTATTTGACGATCAACAAAGAACTGTGTTGGACGACCTTGCGTATCTTTATCAGGAGTATTTAGATAGTCACTTCTGCTTATACGAGTAATTCCAATATCAGAAGAACTTCTTCGAACTACAGCCTCAAGAATATCAACAGTTGATTGTATATCCGTCAAAGATGGATTTTCGCTAATAGTTGTAGCCGCAGAACTGCTAGATCCTGTTATACCTTCTCCAGTAGTAAATGATCCAGACGGTAGGGTTATCGTAATAGTCGTCGAAGACGGCTTGCTTATGATAGAAGCCGTGACGCCACTAGTACCCCCTGTAATTGTTTCCCCTACAGTTAAATTAGTAGAAGCACCCACCGTAGCAGTTACAGCTCCTATTGGATATGTTGCGACAGAAGAAGAAGAGGATAGCCGAGCAAGGGGTTGTGTGATCTGCTCTACAGTCCACATATTTAACCCTCTATTTGACCATTCAGCAAAAAGAAGGTTTAAAGATCGCCTAGAAGTTGCGGCATCGTATCCTGTGCGAAACTCTAGACCGCATCTCTCAAAGGCTTCTTCTGTTATCTCAGCCATGTCCAGGTTGAAATCAACCGTACCAGAAGTTGCCATAACTAATTCCTATTACTTAGTACTGCTTTATACAATGAAGAACGATAGAATATGTGTCTCCACTAGAATGCCCTACTGTTGTAAGTTGAATGTCACCCGTATTTCCGCCAGACGCAGCAACATTAGGAATACCACTCATATCGGAGTAATCTAACGTATCAGAATAATCTGCTGGAAGTTGCGCTGCAATAACATCCGTGGAAGCGTCCCAAAGAAGTTTTACACTCATACCAACAGTGGTAAAGATAATTTTTTTAATACGAACTCCCGTGCAAGCCGTTCCATCCTGTAAGGAAGAAAGACCAGAAACATCTACCTTAAGAACCGCACCCTCACCTGTTCCATCACTAGTGTTCGTGAGATAAAATATCGCTTTTTTAGGGCCATCTTCTACCGTAGTTTTTGTTACAGCATCAGCCATGCCTGAATCCTTTTACATGAGTAAAAAGCAGGGAGGTTTCCCCCCCTGCCTAAACTGTTTGCCATTGTTGAAATCTACGTTCATGCCTGTAATACGAATCCAAATTTTACCTGCTGTATAAGCGGCGTTTGTTGCAGCACCTTGTACAAGATACACAAACTTCTTAGACAACGCAGCCATAGTAGCGGCGGAGTCAACAGAGTTGTAGTAACCCAAGGTAAGGTCGCCGTTGTTCATCATTTGAGTGCCTGAAGCAACCGCAGCACCAGAAGCCGTAGTTCCTGTAGCAGAAATGTCTACGTTAATGTCTGGGTCGCCACCAGTTGGTACTTCTACGCAACCAAACTCAAGAAGAATAGGGATGCCGTTAACTTCTTTAGTCAACTCTGCAATGTAAGCGTTTGCATCTGTTGCATTACCAATGATCCTGTCACCAGTTGCAGAACCATCAAAGCCACCATGAAGGTCAATAAGAATGGAGGTTACAATAGTGCCGCCAACCTTATTTACAAAAGTGTTGATGGAGGCATCTGGAATTCCAGAGCCATGAGCATTAGGAGTAATGCCGAAAATGGTAGCACCAGTACCCAAACTAGCGTTATTAACTCCTACAGCAGTGGCTGTTCCTGAAAAACCGTTTGTATCAACAACATTGTTGATGCCAGAAGTTGCAACAGTTTGAAGCTCAAACTGTTGCTGAGTTACAGTTCCAGTAGTGACATTTGTCGTAATTTGTTGAAAACCGTTTGGTGAACGTACGGGACCGTTAAAAGTAGTGTTAGCCATTTTATATCTCCTTACGAAAGATCTGCCCTAGAGTCTTCGTAAGCGTCTGCTGGGACAGTCGCTAGGGCTATGATTCCCAGAAATAAGTTGGGGGAGAGTTTCCTCTCCCCCGTAGTCTTATGCGCCTTTAGATCCATACACGCAACGAGGATCAGAGTAACCGTAGCTATAACGCTCACGGGCTTTGAATCGTACATTACCTGTATCAAAGTCGCCTTCCATCTTCGTAGACATCCCCATACGTTCAAAGTGAACGAAACCTCGAGGAGCATCCGTCTTAATGAAGAATGCATCAGTGTCTGTAAGATAGTGGTTAACGGTATATCCCTGCGGAAGCATACCCATGTTACGCATCGCGTTAACATCATTGTCCGCAGAACCTGGACGAAGAGTGGACTCAAGAAGACGATCCGCCACAAACTGAAGTGCGGGAGGAACAATCAACTTCTGACCACGAACCGAAACTTTAAGGCCGCGCTCATCAACAAAGGCTGCAATGTCAATAAGAGCATTCTCAAGGCTGGTTTCGTTCAAATCAGCATCTGTGCTGGGTTCGTTAGCAAGAGAACCGTTATTTACAAGAGGATGGTCTGTAGCACAAAGCTCCTTACCATCACCACCTGCGAATGTGCTATCAAAAGCATTGTTTAACGTAGCTGCGGCTTTCACC